AAAATATTTAGGATATAAACCACGGAGACTCGACTTCAAAGCCTTTCATATGACTACAAAGTCAGGACCACAAGGTCATGCTCTTTGGAGTTCATATCGTGACCTCGAAACAATACCAGATGATTTGCGAAAATCATTAGGATTGTTAGGGGGTAAGCGTTTTGAAGAGGATATGTCAAACTATCAAAAATTTATTCCTTATATTAGGGATTATCTGGATAGAGCTCGGGGTGAAACCCAATGCTCTTTCCGGAGACTCACTACTATTCGGGATAAAGAGGGTAAAACTAGAGAGGTTGCCATTTTAGATTATTATTCACAGGCCGCATTGCGACCTTTGCATAATTATCTATTTGACATCCTCAAAAGGATTCCCCAAGATAGTACCTTTAACCAAGGTCGAGATATTGGTATCTTAAAGCCAACAAAAGGATCTCAATTTCATAGCATAGATTTATCTAGTGCTACTGATAGATTTCCAATTGTTGTGCAATTTGATATCCTATCATCGATGTTTGGTAAGGAGTATGCTGAGGCGTGGAGACACGTGATGGTAGGTTACCCATTTGATTATCAAGATCGTAAGGTTACTTACGTTCGTGGTAATCCGATGGGGGCTTATTCATCATGGTCTGCTTTCGCTTTAGCGCACCATTTCTTAGTTTTCCTAGCTTGTGAAAGGGCTGGGATAAACTGGAATAAGTGCCCTTATATGATGTTGGGTGACGATATCGTCATTGCTGACGATAAAGTTGCCTTTCATTATAAAGAGTTACTCCAAAGGTTAGACATTCCATATAGCAAGGAAAAGAGTCATTCAAGTTTCTACTTGTATGAATTCGCTAAGCGATTTATACATGGAGATACTGAAATAACTCCTTTTCCCCTGGCAGGTCTCTACGAAAATAGGAACTCATGGCTTTTAGCCATGGGGACTATCTTCGAAGAGGTTTACCGGAAGCGTTGGAATTGTTTAACAGACATTCCCAAACTATGCTTAGGGTATCTTCAATACATTGGATACTCTTCTAGTTTTCGAACTAGAAAAGGTCCATGGATTGAACTTATCCTTTTGATAAGGATGGCTTTTGCCCAGAAGGGTACTATGGCGAGTGCTATTGAGCACGCGGCATTTATTCTTCATGGTAAAGAATTCAGAGATATTTTAAAAGGACCTGAGAATTGGTTTTACCATTCTGAGATCATTTTAAAAGCTCTCATGAACTCTTTTAAAAGCTCCTTATCACAAGTAACTTCGAAGAAGAACAAGAAGCCTCTCGGTTTAATAGCCGAGGAGCTTACTTGTAAAGCTACGGAGTTATTTGGCATAGTCGAGGACCCCTTTCTGCTGATAAGGGCTTGCCCAGTTCTACAGGTCTATGGTCAAATTGAGGAAGTTTACCTCAAATTGCTCAAGAACCCGTATAATGATGAAGCCTTAACTAGCGGACGCATCAGAGAATATCTGATGGCTGTTAGTTTACCAGCTTCGGATGAATCATTCTATATGCGTCGTAAAGACTACATACAGGTGATCTCAGCGAAGTTGGCTGATCAGCTTTTGAACGTAATGAAACCGCTCAAGGGAAACCTTGCACAGGTTCATCCGATGGCATG